GTTATGGTTGCAGTGGCTGATACTAAACCACCTGTGAGTATGTTTGCACCAGTGATGTTACCACCTGCACTTGCTGTGCCGCCAGTGGCCAAGTTGCCACCTGTGACTGTGCCATTTGCACTTACGACACCAGTGACGTATTGACCTGTGGTTCCCCAAACTACCACATTTGAAGTACCGCCAATGGTCAAGTTAGCATTGCCGTTGGTTGCTGTGGTTAAATTCGTAGTTCCGTTGATCAAAGCCAACGCTGAGTTAGCTGTTCCTGCTGCTAGGCCTGTCAGGAAATAACCGTTACCCAGGATATAGTCGCCTGTGACATTACCTGTAGCCGAAACAACTCCAGTTACATACGTTCCTGTGGTAGCAAATACTGCTACGTTTCCTGTACCGCCTACACCTACAGTAACGTTGCCACCTGAGCTTACTACTGTAACGTTTGATGTTCCATTGTTGATGTTGGCCACGCTGGTAATCACGCCGGTTAGCAGCGCACCATTACCCAGGATATAGTTACCGGTGACGTTGCCTGTGGCACTGACCAAACCAGCTGTTAATACATTACCACCAGTGATATTAGCAGTAGCACTTACTAGGCCAGCTGTGAGTAAGTTTCCGCCAGTAACGTTGGATCCAGCCGATACTAAGCCAGCTGTGAGTATGTTTGCGCCAGTGATGTTACCACCTGCACTTATTGTAGTACTGGTAGCGAAACTACCACCAGTTATACCACCAGCAGACGAAATCAATCCACCGGTCAGTATATTACCCCCGGTAATATTACCGCTGACGCTGACGAACTTTTTACTAGCGATGGTTTGTACTGTACCTTGATCGTCTTTGTAAAATAAGTTACCGTCAGCATAGTTGATAGCTAGTTCACCTAGGTTCAACTGTCCAGCTGTAGGTACGGAGTTAGGTGTACCTGATCGTTTAATTAAAATTGTGTTTGACATCGTCTTTATCCTATTAGAACTCACCACCAGCTACTGTCTGGTAGTCATTGACTATTTTTATCCAACTCGTCCAAGTTCCGCTCCAGTAAGCGCGGTTCCACTGTATTTTTTGATCAGTATTTTCCACCGTACCCGGGAAAAATATCTGTTCAAGTGCTGTATCTGTACTATTCTTAACTTCTAACAATCCTACGAAAACCTGGCTGTCCAATGGTGTTCCCACGGTTCCTGACCAACTAACTCTATTTACCGTATACACGCCCATTTGGGTTAGCGTGTTCCAGTTGTTGGGATCTGTGCCGCGATCTGCCATCACGCTTGTGAGCGCAGAGCCGTTGCCAACAAAGTAGTTTGCTGTGACATTTCCGGTCAAACTCACGCCTGTATTGGTGAAAACTGCTACATTAGAGGTGCCAGCAACGCCTATTGTGACATTGCCATTGGCGGTTGCTATGTTGACATTACTTGTTCCATTGGAAATATTGCTGCCGCCACTGGTAGAAATACCGGTGAGTTGGCTACCATTACCAATGAAATAGTTGCCTGTGATATTGCCAGTTACACTCACCCCTGTGGTACTAAAAACTGCTACATTTCCTGTACCGCCTACACCTACACTAACATTCCCACCTGAGCTTACTACTGAAACATTTGAAGTTCCGCTGACGATCTGAGTCGGAGTGCTGCCACCTACTCCAAACGGGCCAACGTATCTGTAACCGACTATGTAAATGCTCTTGCCCGTGATACCACCAGTGATTTGACTGGGGATATTTGCCCCGTTGAAGTTTAGTATACCAGCTTGATAGTCAAAGAACCAGGTATCATCGTTGCCCGATCCTGCTGCAAACAGTTTGGTGCCTGAGGTTTGTGGGGTTGTGTTGCCAGAGTTGGCCACATAAACTTGTACCAAATAGTTGTCCCCAAACTGTGTGGGAACCCAGTTAGTAAGGTTTGTTTTCCAAGTTTGATTGTCGGGTGCCGTTAAATCTTCTGTACACTCTACAGTGGGACTATATCCGCCGCCACCGCCGTCTTTGTAGACCTGTACCAATGATGTAGTATTGGTTGGAGGTGTGGCAGGAATATCTCCGCTTGAAGTCCAAACAAGGTCACCACGATACAACAGCGGGCTGGCGATACTTTCGTTGAACGCTTCTTTGGAGGTAGGTTCAGCGGTTTTGGCTACACCATAACCAACCTTCTTCCAAAGATAGTCAATCTTTTGCGATTCGTTGAATGTTGCAGCCATTATGTTGCTGTTCCTATTTGCAGATCTGTGATGGTTTGTCCGCTGGCCAACGCAATCCTGATCAGGATGTTGTTTCCAGTACTGTTAGCAGCGTTTTGAGCACCTAAAGTCATTGTATATGCTACGTTTGAGATCGCTGTATTTAACGGTATTACATCCGCACCGGTCAAGGCACAACCATTGCTGCCGTTACCACCTGTGCCACTGGCACCCGGCACACCTGATCCTGCATACTGTGTGAATCCTTCAAGCCAACCACTGATGGTACTGGTGGGTCCCGGAAATCCAGGAGTAGGTGAAGAGAATCCACTCTTGTCAATGGTAGTGCCTGGCGCTGCTATCCAAACACCTGCAATGCCTGTGGACGAAGTTATCCTGATGTCAAAGTTAGCCAAACTGGGTCTTGCGAACGCAAACGTGAAATACTGTGTGCCGGATCGCCCACTACTTAGATTAGGGCCAACTGGCAGGTAGCCTGTGCTCAAATCCACAGCATAGTGTTTCAAAACCCCATAACGCACTACCGCTTCTGGTGTGCCTGCGATAGTCTGTGCTCCAGACCAAACATTGGCAGTATAGAAGTTAGTTGAGTTAGAGAATACAGGTGTGTTACCTGAGGTGCTCATGACTATGCGCACAGCCGCTTGTGTGTTACCTGTGGTTGATGCTGTGATAGATTGTTCGTTTACACCAGAGTTTGCACCAGCATAAGTCTGTATCTTGGTAGGCAGCTGAACTGTGGTACCGGTTCCTACCACGTTGAATATGTTTGCCTGGAACGTGGCCACAGTATTGTTGGCACCAGTGATGTTGGCTGTTAGATTACCTAGCGTGTAGTTTGAGCCAATGCCTATGTTGGCATTTAGGTTTGCACCAGTAAGGAAACTATTGCCTGCGTTGTTGATAGTGCCGAGTGCTTTGGTCTGTGTAGCAGTGACCAGTGCTCCAGATCCTTCATATACTGTACCACTGTCTAACGTGAAAGGATCTGTGCTACGGAACGTTTGTCCGGATAGGTTAGCCACTTCCAAGTTAGCCACAGTCACAGTAGGCGAACCAGTGTTGTAATACGGTATACCTGAAATGTATCTATAAGTGCCCGCTGTACCTTCTACCATGGCTATATTGCTAGTGACCAGACTTGGTGATGTATTCAAATTGTCTTTGACAAAGCCCACATAGTTGGTGTTGCCCGACACGGTATGTACCATCTTGTAGTTGTTGTAACCAGTGCCAAGGCTACTGAGAGCGCAGCTGATGTTAGCATTGAATACTTTGTAGAAATAGCTGGGCACCGCAGCGTTGGCCACGTGTAAATCTCGATCTGCGCTGATAACCAACGCAGCATTAGATCCCACAGTATTGCCAGAAGTAGTAAATGTCACATTGCCAGAAATACTGTTGTTCACATACGCATTCAATGTTCCTGTGGTAGCTGTGTTGGCATTGACAATGTTGGCTGCTGTGGCAATGGTCGTTGTGGTAGCAAAACGTGTGACAGAAGTTCCGTTGGCCACGATGTTTCCACCAGTGGCATCTCTTGCTCCTGCTGCCAATAATGGGCTGGTACCTTCGCTGGTGTTGGCAATGGCCAAGTTTGAGAATCCACTTAGGTTAGTAGGTGCTGTGGGATTGTTAGCTATGAAAATATATCCGGTCACTGACAAAGTATTGCTTTGAGCAGTACTGCTGACACCGTTTGGCGTACCATTGGCAGTGAGCGCAACAGTTTTAGCACCTGTAGTTGTGTAAGTTTTGACAACATTGCCCACGTTGCTGACACCATTGCTGAATGTGCTATCACCCCATGACCAGTTGGCTAGGTTGCTGTTTTGGCTAGTGTTCTGGAAGGTGAATGTGGCTCGGTTGTTGTTATTGTAGTCAGTGTAAATGTATCCAACTTGTGCGTTGCCTGTGTTGGCAGTGGCGTCAGTGGTAACGTTGGCGGCTGTACCAATGAAGTTAGCACGCACCTGTGGATTCACCGTGATCGTGATGTTGCTAGATTTAGCTGGGCTAGAACTGTAACCAGTGTACAAGTACAAGTTAGATGTAAACTGTTGGTATACGTTACCTGCCTGATTGGCTGCTGACAATGCAAAAGTATTTGTGACGTTGGCTGCTGATGGGTTACCAGCAGTACCCGATGCGATAACCACGTTGCTGATATTGCCATCACCGTAACTAAAATAGTAGTATTGCTGTGCGCCAAATGCAGTGGTGTTTCCTGGGCTTCCGTTGGAATCATTACGGAAACTCACTGTTCCAAGACCGTTGATCACAGTGGTCACGTTGGCAGTGACTGACACATTGCCCGTCTGCGGCGAGTATACTTTGACATTGCTGGCCGAACTTACCACTGTGACGTTGCTGGCTCCTGCTGTGTTACTGGTTCCGCTCAATATCACACTGTATAAACTATCAGTGTTGGCTGCTGCTGAGTTGTAGGTATGGTTCACTGTGGTAAACGACGTGTTGCCCAATCCTGGACCAGCAGTGAAGTTGGCTGTGCCATCGCCAAAACTCAAATCGTACCAGACCACATAGGTGCTGGCGTTGGTTATAGTTATGGTATTACCAGTGTTGAAACTGTTGCTGCTGAGTGCAAACGATGGTATTGGTGTTGGTGTATAAACCACTATGTTGGCAATGGTTGCTGTGCTAGTCGATCCTTTGGCGCCAAGAGCAGCATTGCCGCTGTAGGTGCCGTTGGTGTTGTATGCAGTGTAGGTCACAGTATATGTGCCACCCAGTGCATTAGAGAATGTGTGTGTGGCGTTGGCTGTGGTCACATTGGATGTGCCATCGCTGAACTGCCACAGATAGCTGTTGGGGTTACCAATGTATCGTCCTGTCAAAGACACGCTCAATGGGCTAGGACCAGCGTATGTGTTGGCTGTGATATAGGTATTGCCCACAAAAGTATTGCCGGCCACGTTCAATGTGACCTGGTTTAAATCATCCAAACCGTCTGTGACGTAGGTGCTGGTAGTCCAGCCAGAGTACGCTACGTTTCCAGTAAGATTCCCGTCTGTGGGTGTGCCTAATGTGATAGCATTACCAACGCTGCCACCAGAAGAAACTGTGGACCAATAAGTAGTGCCATTACCGTATGTGGTTAATACTTGTCCAGTTGTGCCATCTGTGTTTGTATACGCAATCGCACCGGCAGTAATCTTACCGGTAGCACTGATCAGTCCGGATGTGAGTAAGTTACCACCAGTGGCATTACCTTGCACTGTTGAAGTGGTGGCAACATTCAATGAGTTGAGGTAGGCTGTACCCCAATAGTTGCTGGTTCCGCCCAATGCTAATGTGGCATTGGCAGCAGGAGTTATTCCAATATTGCTTTGCCACGATGTTGTGGCATTGTTAAATCTCCAATAGGCAATGGTAGAGTTACCAATATCGATGCCAGCACCATCCACATTAGCTGCTGTAGATTGGTTGTTGGCCAATGTTATTGATTTGTCATTGGTAGTGATTACATTGGAGTTGATGAATGTGGTATTACCGTTTACTACCAAGTTGCCGGTTATGGTAGCGTCATTGTTGATCAGTAAGTTAGCGCCAGTTATGTTGCCTGTGGCTGAGATCAAACCAGCTGTTAATACATTACCACCAGTGACGTTACCTGTGGCACTTAGTGTGGTGACACTGACCACATTAGCACCAGTGATATTACCACCCGTGCCTGATGTTATAATATTGCCGCCAATGATGTTACCGCTGGCGCTTACAACACCTGTTACATACTCGCCTGTGCTGGCAAACACCGCCACATTACCTGTGCCACCTACACCTACAGTAACGTTGCCACCCGAACTTACTACAGTGACGTTACTGGTTCCATTGTTGATGTTAGCTACGCTGGTAATCACACCAGTCAATAACGCACCGTTACCAAGGATGTAGTTACCAGAAACGTTGCCTGTTGCGCTTACTTGGCCACCAGTTAATACATTACCACCTGTGATATTTGCAGCACTGATTATGGTTGATGTTGCTGAAATCAATCCGCTGGTTAATATGTTTCCACCGGTGATGTTACCTGTGGTGCTGACAACATTGCTTCCAAGATTGGAGAGTAATGTTGTTACATTGCCGTTACCGTAGGTGGCAGTAAACTTAATCTGTTGTGGTGTAGAAAGAGCATTGGTTGTTATTGATATACCGTTGCCAGCTACAAATTCTACTACGTCTTCGCCAACCGCCACAAGATTGGCTTGTCCAGCTACTTCCCAAGTTTTGAACGAACTACCCAAAGATATCAATGCCGAATTGTTTCCAATATCGGTCACACTAAATCCTGTGGTGGTATCAAATCTTAACGCACTGACGTTAGAAATAGCATTTGATATGTTGCCAGTGGTATACTGGCTTACTGTTAGTGGGGTTCCTACACCAGCTAGTTGGCTACCGTTACCAACAAAATAAGCACCGCTTATATTGCCAGTGGCGCTGATCAATCCACCAGTTAATACATTACCACCAGTGATGTTTGCTGCTGATGTTATGGTGCTAGTAGCACTGATCAATCCGGCAGTGAGTACATTGCCGCCAATGATGTTACCACTAGCACTGATCAACCCTGTAACGTATTCACCTGTGGTAGCAAACACAGCCACATTGCCTGTGCCTCCCACACCCACTGAAACATTACCACCTGAGCTTACTACAGTGACATTACTTGTTCCGTTATTGATATTAGCTACGCTGGTGATAACACCAGTCAATAGCGCACCGTTGCCTAGAATATAGTTTCCAGTGACATTACCTGTGGCGCTGATCAATCCGGTAGTTCTTACATTACCACCTGTGACGTTTCCAGTGGCACTAACCAAACCAGCTGTGAGTACATTACCGCCAGTGATGTTGGCCGCACTTGTGATGGTTGAAGTTGCTGAAATCAAACCACCTGTGAGTACATTACCACCAGTGATGTTGGCAGCGGCAACAATGTTGCCAGCTATACTGAATCCCAATGGTGTAAAGTTGAATAGGTTGAACTGGCCCGCAACGTTACCAATGATGTTTCCATCAGATATTGGTATGTTTATTGCAGTGATACCATTGGCTACTTGTTGAGCTGTACCGACATTACTTGAAGCAACGACTCCGGTAAGTCCGGAACCGTTACCAATAAAAATACCGCCGGTAGAAATGATATTACCACTTGAACTGAGTAAGGCAGCACTAACTACATTTCCAGTTACGCTACCTGATGTACTGATTGTGCCTGATGCATTAATATTACCACCAGTGATAGTTCCTGTGGTTGTAACTGGTCCTGTTAAACTGACCAAGTTACCTGTGTATGTGGGCAGGTATGCTGCCACATTGGCATTGCTATAGGTAGCGGGTAATCCAGTTAACTGGCTACCATTACCAAAAATGTAGTCACCGGTGATGTTGGCTGTGGTTACAACCGGGCCGGCTAAGCTGACCAAGTTACCTGTATATGTAGGCAGGTATGCTGCCACATTGGCATTGCTATAGGTAGCGGGTAATCCAGTTAACTGACTACCGTTACCAATAAAATATGTTCCAATGATGTTACCAGACGCACTGACATTGCCAAATGTACTGACATTACCAGCAAGTACATCACCTGTGCTGATGTTTCCTCCAGTGATATTGCCTGTAGCACTTATAATTCCGGTGGTGCGTATGTTGCCACCAGTGACATTACCTGTGGCGGTTATGAGTCCGGTAGTGCGTATGTTGCCACCAGTAACATTGGCAGCAGAAACAATATTACCTGTGGCACTAACCAATCCACCTGTTAGTACATTCCCGCCACTGACATTGGCAGCAGAAACAATATTACCTGTGGCACTAACCAATCCACTTGTTAGCAGATTGCCTCCACTGACATTGGCAGCAGAAACAATATTGCCTATAGAACTAATAATACCAGATGCACTTACATTGCCAGAAACCACAGTACCTGTAGAAACGTTTCCACTGATAATGTTACCAGTGATTGATGCCAGGCCGCTTGTTAATAAGTTACCACCGGTGACATTACCTGCAGCCGATGCTAGTCCGCTTGTTAATACATTACCGGCAGTAATGGTGTTAGTAGTTGTGACCGGTCCAGTTAAACTGACCAGGTTACCTGTGTATGTGGGCAGGTATGCTGCTACATTGGCATTTGAATAGTTAAGAGTTGGTAGATTTGTAAGTTGACTACCATCACCAATGATATATGTGCCAACAACATTACCAGTGGTGCTGATAGTATTGGTAGCATTGATTGCACCTGTAGAAACATTTCCACCAGTGATATTACCGGTAGCAGTTATGCTTCCAGCAGTCTGTATGTTTCCTCCAACAACATTGCCAGTGGCAGTTATGCTTCCGGTGGTGCGTATATTGCCACCAGTGATATTACTTGTAGTTGTGACTGGTCCAGTTAAACTAACCAAGTTACCTGTGTATGTGGGCAGGTAGTTAGCTACATTGGCATTTGAATAGTTAGTGCCTGGGAGATTTGTAAGTTGACTACCATCACCAATAAAGTATGCACCAGTCACATTGCCAGTGGTGCTGACATTACCAGCAGTTAGATTTCCTGTAGCAACATTTCCGCCAGTGATATTACCAGTCGCACTTATGAGTCCTGCGGTGCGTATGTTACCACCAGTGATATTTCCTGTGGCTGTGACCAATCCGCTGGCACTAACATTACTACCGCTAAGATTGCCAGTGGTTGTAACTGGTCCTGTCAAGCTCACTAAGTTGCCGGTGTATGTAGGCAAGTAGTTGGCTACATTGGCGTTTGAATAGTTAGTACCTGGGAGATTTGTAAGTTGACTACCATCACCAATGATATATGTGCCAACTACGTTTCCGGATGAACTTACTAAGCCCGCAGCTAGTGTGCCTCCTGTGGTGAAGCCAGTGGCAGTGACCGTGTTTCGAACGTTTAGTGCAGAATTTACGTTACCGGCGATGCTGAGATTGCCGGACAGGTTAAGATTAGCGCCGGTGATGTTACCAGCAGCAGAAATTACATTGGCAGTGACTGTGTTTGCCGATAACGCATTTGCCGATAGTGCAGTGAATGCACCTGTAGATGGTGTAACATTGCCAATGGGAATGTTATTGATTGCACCTGATGATGCTATTTGCCAACCGGAACCATTCCAGATCCATGTTTTGCCGCCAAAACTGTAGAGTTGATTTAAGGAAGGATTAGTTGGAAAATTTAATGTTGCCATATTTTTTGTCTATTCTAAATACTTATTTGATTTTAAACGGCAGTATTGTCACTGACATAACTCCAACGATTGTTTGTTGTATCCCAGAATGCCATCTTGCCTGCTGGGGCTGTGCTGTTTGATACTGTGGCTATCCATCCTGCTTGTCCGGTATAGGTTCGAAGATTGGCTGCGGTATACACCGGAAGTTTCATGAACCCACCTGAGTTCACAGTGACATTGGTTGCAACCACATTGCCATAAACGTAACTTGAATACACCGAATCGAACTTAGCTGTTGGTGATCCGATTTCATATACTCCAGTGATACCAGGAGTGATACTGCTGTTAACTTGTACATTACCTATACCATTGCCACTGAGTACTAGATTTTGATTCAATGTGGTTGTGGTAATCACATTGTCTTTCAATGAGATTGTGGTACCTGGCAAACTGTTGCTGCCTTGTGGGAAAGGTGCACCGTTGGCATAATAATAGTTGTTGGTATACACTGCGCCGGATACCACATTACCACTCACGTTGAGATTGTTGTAAGTCAATGAGCTGCTGGTCGTGAGCACTGTGTTACCATTGTACTTTAAGTTAACGCCATCAGCTGTGAGAGGCACTGAATTCATATAGATCGTAGAGTTGCTGACCCAAAGATCTTTCCACTGATTAGTGCTGTTGCCTAGATTATAACTGTTGGTATAGTTAGGAATCACATCAGAAGTTACTGCTGTGAGATCAACGTTGCCCGTTCCCCCAGTACCGGAACTGATGTTGAGGCTAGCTTCCATTTCAGCCCATTGGCTGCTGGTGTTGTCATTGAAATATATGTACTGTACGCCGCTGGTGCTCTGTATCCAAATATCACCCACGTTTGGTGATACCGGTGCACTGGCACTAAAAGTTGTGGTTGAGCCGCTGTTGCCGCTGACCCCGGTTAGAAAAGCGCCGTTGCCATAGAAATATTGAGAATGAACTGTATCAAATCTAAGATTTGCAGTGCCAAGTCCGTAAACAGAATCAATTTTAGGAACTAGGGTACTTTGAACAGCGATGTTACCAACCCCATTGCCCGCTAGTATAAGATCAAGATTATTTACATTAGTGGATATAACATTGTTGCTGATAACAACCTGTGAGTCCACAGGTCCGGCTGCCCAAACGTTTGCAAAGTTGTTGTTGACTGCATTGAATGCATTCCGTAGGGATTCACCCGTGCCGTCGTTGGCTACTGCCCCTACGTCTATTGTTTGTTGTGTCATGCTGATCTAGGCCCTATCGTATATTTACCAGGGCCTGGGCTACGCTAGATTTGCCTTAACTACAGAAAATTTTCAGAAATTCTCCAAGATCCATGCGAGAATAACGCGATTGTCGAGCAAACTGTTCTACCTCGGCGGTGGTTGGACCATGTACTCGAATGAAGTTAGAGTCAGGATAGTCTTGCATGATCTTCAGTAGTTGACGTTCCCAGTTACCTGTGTAGGTAGGATTGGCTGCACTACGTTTGTAAAATTCAGTGTCTGCATACACATTGTTGAAACGTTCATTGACTCCGGCCATGTCAAATCCCAACAAATAGATATCTGAATGCCGTTCAGATGCAGCTATAGACGCTGCCACGGGACCCGAGCTGTAGCCCCAATAGGTTTCGGCTATGCGACGTGCGCCTAGTCCTTCGATAGGTTTCCGGGTATACATGAGATGTTTTTCAGAGTAGCCCGATCGTTGGATCTGCTCGCTGATTGGGCGATCTGTGGCGATCAACACATCTGGAGCAAACTCTCTATACAATGCATTGCAGCCATACACAGTGCCGTGTGCTTTGAGTTTGGTGAGATCCACTGGTTTCCTGCTGACGCCATTGCCGACGACAAATGCTCTGGTCATAAAAAATCCTCCCAGTATGTAGCTGGAGGATTGTGAGGTGTTGCAAATTACGATGTAGCGTTTTGTACCAAAGCCAAGTTCAGCAGGTTCTGCTGTCCGCTTTGTGCGGAACCAGTATTAGCTGCACCGGTTGTGCCTGATTTGATCATTGTGCCTTCGTCAGTGAAGAAGTTGGCCAATGCACGCACGTCTGCAACTACAGAGGTAGCTGCATAGTTTGAACCGCCTTCCCAACCCAACAGATAGTGGTTGGTAAGTTTAGAAACATACACTTCAGAGCTGGTATCATCAATGTAAGCGATGCTCATGTTACCGTTAGCGGGCGATGCTGCGTTGCTGAGAACACAAACACCAACCAAGTTCACTGCGCCAGTACCGGTGCTGCCTAATGCCACAGTACAAGTAAAGATTGTGCCCACAGCATAGTTAGCAGGAGCACCATATGATGTCCAAGCAGTGTTACCCACTGTGATAATGCGATAAGCATTGCCTACCACAAGAGCTGTGCGGCTTGTGGAATCTCCCACTAGATACTTGTGGCTGCCTTTTTGGCGGATGATGTAACCAGCAGCTGAACCAGCAGCTGAACCCGAAGCCAAAGTGATGTTCACTTCTACCAACACACGTGGATTGGTAGCACTAGTAGCAGCAGAGCTAGCGCCGCCGACCACGCCCACATACTGTGTGCTGTCAAGTGTTTGCACCGGTGCGTTGTAAACCGGATCAGTCAGTGAACCAAAGTTTGGATAACCGATATCAACATTAACGGCAGCGCCGCTATTGCCAGAACCTGTAGAACGTTTTTGAATCTTAAGAGGACGACCCATTTGTTTTCTCCTATAAAGAAGTCCGATGCGGGTTCTAGCCGCTACGCGGTGGGGATTAAGCGCCGCATAAAACGCAGAGTGCGTTATGAATATTTATGAAAAATGTGCAAGACCACCAAGACCACAGTTAAATATCTCCATGAACAGTCAACTTTTAATAGCTCAAGGAAATCAGTTTAGAGAAGATCGTAAGCCGTTTGATGCTCTCAAGTGCTATGCCCAAGCCTTTGTTGAAGACATGGACTCAAGCGCAGCCTGGAACAACTACGGCAATGTGCTGCGCGAATGTGGACAACCAGCCAGAGCCATACCATTTTTACAACACGCCATTGCACTAGAACCCCAAAGCATCACAGCACATTTTAATCTATCTGTGTGCTATTTGATATTAGGCGATTATGCTCGCGGATGGCCTGCTTACGAATCCAGATGGGAATACGAACATCTGGCTGGTCTGTTGCCAAAACATAAACAGCCACGCTGGACTGGTCAGGATCTCAAAGACAAAACAATCCTTGTGGAAGGCGAACAAGGACACGGAGACAACATACAGTTTGTGCGTTTCTTATACAATCTGCACGTGATGGGTGCTAAGATCAAGTTCAGAGTCACAGATGGGTTGATCCCGCTGCTGAGTCAAGGATCAATCATTGACAGTGTCATGCGCTACAATGATGACCCGGGTGAGTTTGACTACTGGATTCCTATCATGAGTATTCCGGGTGTGTTGGGCGTAACTTTAGAAAATCTTCCAAATCCTGTAAACTATCTAAACGTCAACATGGTCATGCAACAGAACTGGTTGCAGATCATGGGACCAAAGAACCGTATGCGTGTGGGATTCTGTTGGAGTGGACGCAGAGATGCTTGGCTCAATCGCCACAAAGGCATGCCGTTTGAAGAGATGTGTAATCTCATACGCAACAACCCACAATACGAATGGGTTAACCTGCAGGTAGACGCTGCTCCTGAAGAAGAAGAAGAGTTGGTTAAACTTGGCGTGAGCCGTTATCCCAGCAGCATCAGCAGCTTCGCAGATACTGCTGCACTGATCATGGCCATGGATGTGGTTATATCAGTGGATACTGCTGTTGCGCATCTTAGTGGTGCGTTAGGACGTCCTACCTGGATTATGTTAAACTGGTTTGGCACAGACTGGCGTTGGTTACTAAATCGTGACAGTTCACCTTGGTATAGCACCGCAAGAATATTCCGGCAACCGGCCATGGATGATTGGGCCAGCGTGACTAAGAAAGTGTCACAGTATCTTAGTTGGATGAAGGTTTAACAAATAGCTGCTTGAAGTCTTGCCAGTATGGGTTGTTGGTGATGTGCATGCCGCTGACCTGCACACGATCTGCAGGTAGCATTGCTGTTACTTCTTTCAGTCGGCTCCAGTGCGTTCCAGGTCTATGATGATGTTCCTGATGGTATCCTGAATTAAAACAGAAAGTATTATACCAACGATTGTAGATAGCCACTGAATCTCTGGTGGTATCTCCTCTTAGGTGGTGTGCTCCATAATGTTCACCGTAATGCCAGGCATAGTTAAAAAAGTGTGCCAAGTAGTAGATCACACATAAAAGCCATAAGCCATAGACCCAATCCAACATAAAAATTACAACAGGTAATGCTATACTAGCCCATTGTTCGTTGCGCCAATGTGTGTATTTCATAAACACTAAGTTTGGTTTAGATCCAATGCCACAGGTGCCTAATAGATTTCTAATAGGGAGTATTAGAATCTGTACGGCTCTTAGAGAACAGAACTTGTAAAAGTTTTCTCGCTGGTTGTTTTTTCCTTGGCCAAACACACTCACTGGATCTCGAGATTTTCCATCAATGGGAATATCATTCACATGTTTATGATGTGTTGAATGATTCTTGCGGTATATCTGGGTAGAATGCATGTTAGATGCAGACACCACTAGTTCGTAGATATTGTTTAACTTTTGATTTGAAAACGTTGCCCAATGTGTGTGATGATGCATAGAGGAGTTCAACGTGTTTAACAAGATAAAAAAATGTATGGGCAACATCACTACCCACCAAATAAAATCCAATGACATTGCTGCTGTTACCAATGGCAATGCTATTACAGTAAGAGTTTGGAGCACTAACCAAGCATCTTTTGGCGTGTTTAAAAATAAAGATCGTTTCATACAAATACTTAGCCAACAAAAAAGCCCCTTGCGGGGCTTTCTTGCTCTTCCCATCCCTGGGTTGATTTCTCTGATTAGGAGAAAGACAGGTTCGAAACTGCGATTTCACCCACGTAATCGCCAGCGTTACCGAACGAACTTGCAGTGTTTGTAAGTTCGATGTAACCATAACGAGTCATGAACGAAACCACTGGTTCAAATGTGGTTGGATCCAGCACCACACCGCTTGACATCAAGGGGATGTATGGGCAGTAGAATGCAGGGGCATCAGCTTCGCTTGAACCCTTGTAACCAACTAGAACTGCGGTGGTGTCGCTAGCATAGCTATCAACGAACACACGCATAGAACCGTTCAATGTACCAACAAACTTGGTGTTTGTAGGTGCTTCGAAAGTTCCTTCTGTGGTACGAGCAAAAGCAGAAGTTGTAGCAGATTGCAGCACTGTCAGTGAGGCTGAGCTCACAACAGCGTAGTTACCAGCGCCACGACGTGTACGCTGAGCAATCAAGTTTGCAACACGGTTGATCAGAACTGCCAGAGCGGCGTGTTCGTCACCAACGAATGTGGCTGTACCTGAAACGGTAGCTTGGTTGTATGTGAACTCTGTTGAGGCCAGGCTACGCAGTGACAAGAGAATCTCTTGGTCAATTTCAGCTGTAATTTCTTGAGCCAGTGCTGCCATGATTTCAGCTTCAACGTCAATACCATGCATGGCTTGTGCGTCTTGGGCTGATTCAAAAGTCCAGCGAGCTTGCAGCTTGCGGGTCTTGGCTTCAACAGCTTGTTTCAAGATTTGAACGCTGATTTGCTTACCGCCAGTACCTTCCATCACTGCTGTGTTACCACCAGTGTAGGCTGTTGCGGTGCTGGTGCCCTGGGGCACGGTTGAGTAAGCAGTTGCGATTGTGAATGGGCTCAACGCTTCTTGGCCGGCTGTAACAGAAGTTGCAGCAGCTGATTGGTCAGTCAAGCTCTGTGCATAACGCACACGCAGAGTGTGGATCTGACCAACTGGACCGGTCATTGGCTGAACACCAACCAACTCGTTAGCAATAACGGTTGGCATCACACGACGAATCACTGGCAGAATCACACGGTTCAGTGTAGCAATGTTGCCGCTACCTGTTGAACCAGCTGATGCGTTTTCTTTCAAATACTTGCGTGTGTTCTCAAGGATCACACCCATCGAATTGCGCTTGGTACCGTTCAGACCTTCGAGCAGAGCTTCTTTGGTCTCGCCCCAGCGACTTTCTAAAAGTTCTTGTGACATTAAAGTCTCCTAAATTTTTATTATTACAGTCCGGCCAAACGCTTGAGGTCAATCACGTTACCGCGATCTTCTTGGGCTTCTGGCTGTTGTGGAACTGTTTTATCACCGGTAACTGCGGACACCTGCTCTGAAATCACCTTACGGGCTTTTACAGAACGGTCTTCCAACACTGCTGGTAGATATTTTTCGAAAGCATTCTTCAAACGACTGGTCTGAACGCTCTCAAGTAAATTACGCATGACTTCTTGCTTTTCCTTGTTCAGGGGAGCAAGCAAATCGTCCATTGTGCTTTGACGCTCATTGGATTCTTTGATCATACGCAGTTCACGCTCTTTAGATTCAACGACGACTTTCGCCCTTTCGGTGAATCGGATTGCTTCGGATAATTTCTTATCCTTGTTAGCAATCAACGCATGTAACTTACGAACTTCGGCTTTCTCATTGAGGTGAGTAGCACCAAATTCTGTCGCATACGCTTCGAAGATACGACGACCAAAATTGTTCTCGCGAGCAACTTTGATGTCTTCTTGCAACTGGTTTAGTTCAGCCTTCAAATGACGGCTAACAGCAGAACTCATCTTGTTGGCACTTTCCTTGATGAAACGTGTCTTGAGAGTTTCTAACTTAGCACGAGCTTCACGCACTAGACGCACTTTTGTCTCTACGACATCACGCTTGTCTTTTGCGAATTCACTGATTTCTCGTGCCAATGCTTGCACCACAAAGCCTTCGAGTTTTTCAACTCCTTCGCTGTGCATTTTGCGGTCCTTACGCAGTTCACCAATCTCTTCAGCAAGTTTGCTAACCATAAAGCTATTAAACTTTGTGGCGCTTTCTTTCATCTTGCCTTGGAACTTGACGCGATCCTCAGCCAGTGCTTGCTTCTCAGCAGCCACTTGAGCTAATTCACCTGCCAGGCCTTCTGTTACCATCTTATCTAGGGCTTCTACCATTACTGTCTTGTCGTGCTGATAGCGTTGTGCAAACTCTTCACGGAGTTCTGCACGGACTTGTTCACGAGCCTCTGTCAGTTTGGATTCCCAAGCTTCGTTGAGTTCCTTACCGACATCTTCGTTGATCAAACCGCTGTCAAGCAATGGTTTAATGGCCTCAAACATGCCTTTTCTCCTTAGATTTTGAGATCCCGGATGAGTCTTTTAACTTCATCCTTCAGGTATCTCTGTACTTTGTTGTCTTCCCCTGCTTCACGTGCCATCTCCAGGATCTTATGACCATTCTTCATATTCATAAGACCTTCATAGATTGCTGTGGGATAAGCATTGGGTGCGCTGGGTTGGGCAACTACATCTATAGTGAC